GTGCCGTCATAGGTTGTGATAGTATGACCGGTCGTATCAGCAGAGAAGGCATACATTTTATCAATAAGCAATGTGCCCGATGATGGCTTTGTGATGGATGGCCACGCAGAGCTACTGGTGCTTGTTGTCTGGCTCCCAGACGAAAGCCCTGCACGTAGTTCATAACCAGCGGTGCCGAATAAGGCATCTGTCCACGTAGGACTGGCATCACTCGTTCCAGAGTTCACCTGCAATTTCAGTGTCGTAAAGTCGGCCACTGTTTTACTCCTTTAAAATCTTGTGTTTGTTTTATTTCTGATCTCGCTGACGATGTAGGGCATTTGGGCGCGTGTCAGGCGCTGGCCATCAAGGGTCAAACCGTTTTCCATGAGAGATATCAGCCGATCCAGTCGTGCAATGACCTGACTGTTATCGTTGTAAGAACCTATCTGACTGTTTGGTGTGACCGATGCACCGCGTGGTATGCGGAGGATCTCGGGCCCGCGTTCACCCACGACATAATCACCAGTTACAGGGTTGAAGTTTGTACCGTTGGCATAGCCAAGGTAGGGTCCCCCCTTCGACATACTGACAATGCCCGGTGTGTTAAAAACCGATCCATACACTGCCATAATGTATCTTATTGCACTTATTGCATTATCTATCGGATTTAAGATATTACCATGACCGGGTAACATGTATGTCGCGAACGTGCTACCGATCGTCTGGAACAATCCACGCGAGGGATCGCCCGCCGCAGCATTACTATCCCAGTCGTTCTCAGCGTTCGGATTACCACCACTTTCATGCATGGCGATCGTAGCCAGCGCACCAGCCCACGACGCAGGCGCACCTGTAAGCGACATAGCCTGTGCAATCCACGACTGGACATTTCCCGGTGTCGAGGTAGGGCTTGAGCCGAAGCTGAATTTGGGCAGAATTGAGGTTATCCAGTTCGTTGCCGCCGTCTTGATCTGTGAAAATACCGCACCGGTCAAATTATTCAAAACGCCCGGCAGGTCAAACCCATGGATACCCAGAGCATTTAATGTATTGGTCAAAACTGATCCAGCGCCACCACCGATCCATGACATGAGATCACTTAATGGGTTCCCTGATCCATTTGCATAGCCGGGTATACTAAAAGTAGATAATATGCTCTTTAACAACTTTTGCGTTAAATCGGCAGGTAAGATACTTGTACCACGAGGTAGATCTGCGATACCGGGGCCATTAACGCCAAGTAAGGAAGGCTTTTTGCCGCCGAGCATGGCAAATTCTGGACCTTGCTCACCAAAGATAGCAGGACCACCAGGGTGTCCACCGGCAGGCGTGCCAGCAGCATAGAGCGGGATCATACCAAGCTTAACCGTTGCGATGATGGGTTTGATGCCAAGGGCAGACGCGATGCCATTTAACCCGTTACCTATCCCGTTCAAGAAATTCTGCACGCCAGTTATGCCATTGTTGAGTTGTGTGATGATGGCATCAATGAATCCCTTAATGATGGACCCTATGCCAGTTTTCAAAGATGTAAATGTATTGTTGACATTATTTTTAAGCGTCGTTACCTTGCTGGTCGCGGTATTAACGATGTTATTCCACCATGTTGAGATCGTGGAGGATATACCCGACCAGGCCGACGCTACACCATTTTTGATATTGGTCCACTGTGAGGTAAGAAAGTTTGCCGCCTGGATCGCCTTCGCCGAGATGGTACCGTAGATGGCATTCCACCAGTTCGTTACGGTTGTGCTTACAGATTGCCATGCACCATTGATGCCATTTTTGACGGTCGTATACCAACCGGTTAGAGTTGTGACTACCTGATTAATCTTGGATGAGATGGTTGTGTAAATGGCATTCCACCACGTCGCGATGGTTGTACTCACCCATGACCAGGCAGCGCTTACACCATTCTTCACATCTGTCCATCTGGCTTCAATCCAGGTGACAATTGGCTGCAAGATCGACTGTATTTTCTGTTCGATCAGCTGCATGGCGAGCTGAATCGTATCTTGCAACAAGATCCAATAATGGTTGGCAGTAGCTACAATCTGGTTCCACTTGCCTTCAAGGTCTGTCACAACATGGGCAACGAGCGCTCCAATAATCAAACCGATCTCAGTAAATGCCTGCTGCACAAAGGTGATAATTGGTTTCAGTGGTGTGATAACGTCGTTCCAACGTGCTGTAAACCATGCGCCGATGGACCCGAACACGTTTTGTATGTTCGTCCATATGCCTTGAAAGAACTGTACAACCGGTGAAAATGCGTTGGTTGCCGAGGTCTGCGCACCTGTGAACTGGGATGAAAACCACGCACCTATGCCGCCGAAGACGCCTTGTATGTCATGCCATCTGTCAGTAAACCAGCCACCGATATTTCCGAATGCCGTAGTGACCGCGTTCTTGGCATCGTTGAAGATCCCACCGAACCAGGAGGCAACTACTGACCAACCAGCCTGCACATCATGCCAGACGCCAACCAGCAGACCGGCCAGTGGCGTAAAGATACCCATGATGATCTCGATCATCCCGGACAGATACTGCTGAATACCGCCCCAGACACCTTTAAGCATGTTTTGCAGATCAGTCCATGCTTGTTTCCAATTACCGGATAATGCATCAAGGCCAATTTCAACAATACCTGAGACCAGCGCCCATGCGATCTCGATAACCCCAACGATTTCATCCCAGACACCCTTGAGGATCGGGGCCAAAATCGGCCACACGGCATTCCAAATGACCATGAATTCTTTAATGCCTGCCTCTGTATTGTTGAGGAATTGTGTCAAGATTGGCGCGACGCGAGCAATGATTTGATCAGCAAATAGTCCAATTGCCGCCGCCGCCTGCTCAATGTATGGTGTCAAAAATTTGATAGCAGCACCGAGACCAGAGGCAATAATGCCAGAGAGTTGGATGATGATCGGGACCAATTTCTCGAAAACTGGTAACAAATTTGTAAATGCCACCTGGAATGTATCGTGGACAATATCTCCGATCTCCTCAAAGACAGGTGCAAGCCCCATAATTGCCTGCTCAAGAGACGCAAAACCGGGTTGTGCCTGTTTAAGTGCAGGGACCAACGATGAGTTAAACCAAGAGCTTAAATCACGTGTATGCGTGGACAATGCCTGAAAGAGATTGACACCAGGAGAGATGTTCTCAAAGAACTTTAAGAATGCAGGTCCATCGGTCTTGACCACGTTCGCCACGTCATTGAGTGCTCCGCTTGTCTGAAAGAGCGTCTGTAAAAAACCAGTTTTGAGGGTATCTCCCAATCCAGAGAGATTGATCCCCTTGAATGCAGATCCAAATTTCCCGATATTTGGGACGAGGCTATCAAAAGATGAACCAAGATTCTTGAGTGCATACGTCAGTGGCGTCCAATCAATTGAGCCGAAGAACTTGCCGACACTGGAGCCAAAGCTTTGCATTTTTGGCATCCCGACACCAGTAAACCAATCAGCAAATTTGTTGAAGTTCGGTAGAACGGTTGACGAGACAAAGCTAGTTAAGGACGAGAGGGCAGGTAGGAGCACCGATCCTATTTTCTCTTTGAAATCATCCAGGTTGTTTTTGAGGATCGTGAGTTGACCACCGAATGTCTTACCAGCCGCCTCAGCAGATCCACCAAACTCTTTTTGTAATTCCTGCAACATGACGTTTTGCGCACCAATAACATCATTGTGGCTCATCATGGTCTGGATCTGTTGCTTCTCTTGATCTGAGAAGGTCACACCCACACGCTGTAAGGCTGAGAGTCCCTGAGCAGGATCATTGAGGGCTTTACCCAGTTCCAACGCAGTTTGTGTTGGCCCTTGGTGCATGGCTTGAGCCATATCAAGCATGATTTGTGTGGTTTGAGGAAAAACATTTTTGCCAATATTGGTAAAGGTGAGCAACATATTCTCACCCTGTTCGGTTGTATCCTGGGAAAAATCGGTGACTTTGCTGAGTGAAGTTGCCAGATTTTCAACTGCTGTTGCGCTCATTCCACTGGCATCACCTGTACTTTTGATTGCCTGAGACGTCTGCGCCATGACCTGCTGGTGTTGCATGGCGATCTTGATACTGTCTTCGAGTTGATCCTTGAGGATGCTCATACCCTTTTCAGCAGCAGACGCAACCAAGCCAAAGGCACCAGATAGCGCCTTATTGACGATATTTCCGGTGTTTGTGGCAGAGGTGCCAACACTAGAAAGATCTTGCTTGGTTTGTGACACACCTTGTGTGCTCACCTGTGCAACAAGCTGACTGACAACAGTACTCAAAAATTAACTCCTATAATGTCGGGTGTTTGGTTCGTTCCTCACGTGCATAGTCTTCCGCGGATTGAGCGATATGTGCCCACCGTTGCCAGAATATGCCTTGTTCTAGTAGCTCCCAGGGCTTGACTTTGAGATATCTGGAGGCTCTGATCAGCGGATACCACCAGGGCATCCACGCCGTATCTGTTTCGACACCTAGCACGAGATAGCGCCTCAAGGCTATGAGTTCTGGGTCATCGTCTGAGGCGCAAAGGTTTCCGGGCCGATAGCCTCTGAGATTTTGGCGTAGACCTGCATGCGCAATGCAATGGGAAGATCTGGGAAACGATCAGGATCAATGGGAAATGGTTGCAGGTTCTGAAAATCTTCAGGCGTCGCATAGACATCCCAGGAATCGATGACGTTGGCGAGAGCAGAGTTGAACTCCTTGAAGGTGTCTACCGCATCCATCGTCTGCGCGATCTGGAAGACCGTCATGAAACGTTCAGTGATACGCGATGGATAATAAGTCACATTGACGGTATCACCACTAAATGGGAAGGACACTTTCGCCGTGTTATGCACGACTTCAGTTAAAGTGATTGGCATAAATGGATTCCTTATAGTGCAGTAATGAGATTTGTCAGGGTGAACATTTGCGATTTACCCCACGCTGGGTCTTCTGCAACTGTGCATTCAAAACCAATGGCATACACACCATCAGAATCGCTGAACTGGTCTGGTTTTCCGATGAAGACAGCCATATCGTGGGTGAAGGTGTCATTGATGGTGTTATCGGCATCGATGACGGGGCCTACAGCTTCAACGCGAATGTATTTGAGGACGCCCGCTCGTACAGAATCGAGAAGTGCCATACCAGTAGCATCGGCTTCAATGACAATTTTGAAGGTTGCCTTTGGTGCGAGATCAACATGGTTGGAGAATGAGGCGTTTGCGCGATTGACAAACCATGCCGGGCCGTAGATCGAGTCCATACTGTAGTCGCCGGAGATGAACTTGAGAGCCTGAGTGTTCCCAAGTGAGGCTTGATCATCGTCAATGTAGACGTTGACCTGGTTCGCGACGATCGGAGCAAGAGGGACCGATGTAGGGCTTGCAGTCATGGTGATGTTTTCCTGCAACTGATGTGCAAGAATGGTGCCGCTCACCTCGAATGATTTACGATCAAACTTATACCCGAACTGGGTAAACAGACCATAGGTGAACTTCTCAGCAGTGGTGACACCATCACCTTGTTCGAAGGTATAGGTTTGGGGAACATGAGACCCGGTAATTGGTGGGGTAAAGATCCAATCCTTTGCCGTCGTGCTTGATCCACTTGCAGCAGGCGTGGTAGAACCCATGGCGCTAGCCAGAGGATACACGAGCGTGTTATAGCAACCAGCGCCGCTCATACTACCATCGACCCACTCTTCATTCGCTTCCTGGACAAGATTGTATTTGTGTCCGGTTGCCATGTAGGTCGACAAATCAAAAGATGGGCCAAATTGAAAAGTAAATGGCAATAATAGTTTATTTGCTGCAACAGACGTACCAAGCGCAGAAGTGCTTTCAACGCCTATCTGGTAACGCTGGTTTATGCTAGATCTTTCTTGGGACCAGGGCATTGATATATTCCTCCATCATCCCCTGCTCAATGTCTTTCTAAAGGCACTGAGCACGAGATACGAAAAGCACAGTTATAGAATTGTTATGCTGGTACTTGTTGAAGTACCAACCGGTATAATCCGCCGATAGAGACCCATGGCACGCCATCGATTTGTTCATCTATATGCACCGGGGATTCACGATAGCTTGCCGCTACCAATCCACCAGTGACACTAGTATTGACCGTTCGTTTGAGCACATCATCAGTGAGTGCCGCCGCCGCTGCTACCTGATCTATGATGCTGGCCGGACCTGACACACGTACCTGATAGAGCGGTTGTGTAATGAGCCGAACACCGTTAGATGTGAGTGTATCGAAACCGCTCTGATACCCATAAAGCCCAAACGGTGGCGTTTTATTGGATGGTACAGAGCCGGGCCAGAAACCACCAGGAACGGCGGTCGTAAGATCACTGCTACTATTGAGTGTGATATGCAGAAAACTCAATGCAATGGTAATCTCATGTGTGCTCATGTGTTCCCTAACTTATCAGCAATCAACTTCATTGCTGCATCCATGCTCGATCTGGCTTCGTCCATACCCGGAGCAAAAAATGCTCTTCCCGTCATCCTGGATGTGCCAAGCTCTTGAAAAATAGCGTACGAGGCACCTACAGCCACCATCGCCGTCTGATCGTCTGGTGGTCCTGCAACCTCTGGTAACGCCTTCTCACCACCCTGGTAATCGCTTCCTTCGCTCGTGACGACATATACACTGCCGAGCATAAACCCGGTATCAACCTGATCATTATTGCGAATATTGGACTGTATGTTTGCCTTGGCATCCATCGCCGTTTTCCTGACCATTTGACTGGTGAGACCTGGAACCTGTGCAGCAATCTTTGACCAGTTATTGAAACTATCCGCCATCGCTCACCTGACCTTTAATCTGGCTAGCCAGCACAATCGTCTCGAAGGCAAAGCTCCGAGGCGTCAGGTCTACCTGTACCGTAAGCGTCTGTCCTGCAACGATGAGATGATCATCCTGCTGCACGTCCTGACCCAACGGAAATCGTACCTGCCATGTCGCCTGAGCGCCGATCTGGTTAGCGTACGTTGAGAGCACATTTGCCGAGGGTAGAGCCATTCCTACATTCACATGAGCAATTGTTTGATATCCATCACCGGCCTCATACCCAAGCGATCCCTGCACTTTATTGCTATCGCGCTGAATATCACACGGCAGGTCTCGTGTACCAGCAAGCGCGTCGCTGATGGATGTAATTTCACAATTGCTCAGAGTGATGCTCATAGAGTTATCCCAACAAACGTATATTCACGCTATCCAGAGTATTGATATCTGACCTGTTCATCTTCACTACTTTGGGTTTTGCCTGCATCCAATAGCGATTTGCCAATGTAAATTTGAGTTGAGACATCTGTGAACGATGCAAGCTCTGTCCGTTGACAGTGATGTCATAAGCGCATGCCATCGATGACGCCCACATCTCCAACAAAGAGGCTGCCGCAGCAAATCTGTCGAATACTTTTCCCGTCGCAAAAATTGGAGGAAGTTGACCAGGTGCGGTTCCACTTGCAAACACATCAGTTTCAAACTGGAAATGCGCCTGATCCACCATCAATTCCACTGCAACAGGAGTCACGACGACCCATGCTTTCCCATCGTTATAGGCTTGCAGCGTCACATCACTTTCCCACCAGCCATAGCGAGAATAGAAATCTGCAAAGATCGTATCTGCCTCATTGCCGGTATTCGCGTTGTTGACAATGCTTGGCGCAATCTGCAAAGGCTCGTAGCGAATATCATCGCGATAGGAGTCTAAAGCGGACTGAATATCATCATCAGTGAACTGCTGGTTTTCTCCGGCGGGGTCTGTGATCATCTTCCTGACCGCTGCTATCAGGTCGGTCAGTGTTGTTCTGACTGCCATCGGATTGCTCCTCAGTCTCTTGCTGTGCCAGTGCCGCTACTCTCGGATCAGCAACCTCCTGGCCACCTTCCGAGAGTAAGCGTGCAATGTGGGCTTCGTGGTGGACAAGCTCTATTCGCCCGTTAGAAAGCTTGATCCACATTAGATCGTCCTCGGTAACAAGACAGCCCAGATCGTCCCGGTCATTGACGCAGCAAAGTCCACGGATACCGACCCGTCAGGCTGGATCACACGAGCGATCTCAAAAGGTCCAACGAATGCTGTACCGGTACTGGCCGTTAGATTGCCAGTGGTGATGTCGCCTTTGCCTGCCTCAAATGCAGGAGAACCGGGAGATGTGTTGACTCCAGCTCGCACGGTGACCGTTTTTGTGGACGCCGTACTATTCTGGACATAGAGCACCAGTCGATCAGCACTTGCAGCAGCAGGGATCGCATTTGATGCCAGAGCGATGGTCATACCATTGGTCGCATCGATGGCGGTGCCTGCATTATTAAGCACTGCACCATTTCCCGTCAGGCTGGTAAGTGGTAAGTTAGTTCTTGCCATGATTCTTTCTCCTCCTCAAACCTATGGATGCTGGAAGTAAGCAGCAGCGACAGCGTACGGGCGCACGGTCTTCGCACCATAGAGTGCTAAACCTTTCACTGCGTCACTGAAGCGGTACGGAGGACGATACGCCTCAGTTTTATTGAGCCCTTCCGCTTTAGTTAAACCCATGCTGTGACCAGCCATGACCACATCCACGCTGCCAGCAATACCGACAGTCCCGGTAATGTGTGGTGCATTGTTAGACTCATAGACATTCATGCCCTGGATCTGTCCAAGGTAAGCATCGGAAGCCATACCGGCAGAAGCATCAAGCTTCCCAGAAAGAATTGTCTGTCGACCCGCATCAGTATTAAATGAGGTGAAGCGTACATCCTGAGTGAGCATGGTGGTCACCCATGGTGGCACAACAGCCCAGCGTCCATTCTTCGGTACATTCTGCTGTGTAAGATACTGGTTGAGGACGACCAGGTAGTCGTAAAGTGTTGTACCAGCACCAACGTTTGTCTGTGTAGCCGCTGTTGGCGTAACTGGAGAGCCAGAAGAACCGATCAAGTTTGAGGCGATGGCATCGACATAGAAGCCAGCATAATATTGATCCATCTGATCAGCGAGCAGGTAAGCAGCACGGCGCAATGCTTCACCCATCACATCGGGGTGCGCCTGCATCTGATCGACATCATCAACCTCAAAATTATAATATTTGGCCTGGCTGATGACGAGCATCGTTTGCGCATCGGTGAGCGCTTGCGGAGGATTGATATCGGTATCTTTGACGTAGTTGCTGATGGTGATATCGCCAATGGCGTTGATTTTGACGGTATCGCCCATCTGCTGAATCTGACCCTCGTAGTCTGTGTTGTACAAACTTCCATACACGAGGTTTTTCTGCAATGCAGCGAGGATGGTATCAGCCCACAGTTGTGGAATGAAATTCGAGAGAGACATATAACCTCCATCATCCCCTGCTCAACATCTAAATCATTTAGGTGCTAGGCACGAGATACGGATAAAAGAACTATAAATTTATCGACGACCGGAAAGTTGCATAAACTGCTGTATCTTTGTTTTTTGTTCCGTTGAGAGCGTCGCATAATCAGATGGTGTCAGTTTTGCGATGTACTCCGCTGTGACCTCTTGTGTCCCACTGGTAACGGAACGTGGCGGATTGGTTGCGCCACCACTACTGGCAGGCTTACGAGCGACGAGATAGGGCTTTGACTTCACCAATGCTTTCAAGAGATCTTCAACATTGGTTGGTGTGCCGT